AAGATATATTGAATTAATATCAGAAATATTTAATCAGTATATTTCTAAAAATGCAACTAAATATATAGGAGTTAATTTTCAAAGTGCTAATTTCTCTGAAGCTAATTCATTTAAATTAAATACATCATTTATTAAAAACGAAAAAACAATACAATACGTTAGCAACGATATATTATCTGAGTTATTTAAAATAGTGTTAGGTACTTTTAGAAAAGAAAGAAATAAACCTTCAGATATTCTAACATCTGAAATGTTAGATCAACTAAATAATACGGTAAATAAAATAAACGATAAAATATTTGTAGAAAACACAGATGAAAATTCTATATATGACTATCAAAATTTTATGTTACATAATAATATTAAAGCAAATACCGTTATGAATGAAGCATTAAAGGTAGACCACGCTGAACATGGTAAAGAATTAGTAAATATGTTTGTTGGTAGATTTCAACCATTTACATTAGGACATGCTAAAGTATTAGAAGCAATTCATAAACAGAATGGATATCCGGTTGTAGTACTTTTAGTTAAATCTAAGAACCCAAAGCGTAAAAAGGGAGATGAGTTTTCAAAACCATACGACGCAGATTTACAAATTGAGATGTTTAATAACGTTAAAAAGCAATATAAGTTTTTAAAAGAGATTATAATTGTTCCAACTGGAGGTATTGACACCATCTTTAACGCATTAAGACCTAAATATGAACCAGTACTATGGGGAACAGGAACTGATAGATTAAAATCATATGGTTATCAAGTTAATAATGATTCATATAGAGATCAATTGAATGCTAGAGAAGATTTTAAACTATTTGAAATTCCACGAACTGACGATAATATTTCAGCAACTCAAGTTAGGAATTCAATGTTAGATGGTGATGAAAAAACGTTTAAAAAACTAACACCAAAGGCAATTCACGGAATGTATGATACTTTAAAATCTAAATTAGAAGATTCTATGGGAGTTCTTGCAGAATCAATACAATTAGATAATAGTCTTATGACATTTGAACAATTCATATCTAACAGGGATATATAAATAATAAAATAATAAAATAAATAATTATGATTAATTTCCAAAAGTTTATTAACGAAAATATAAACGAAGCAAAACCTGCTGGTCTTTCTAAAAAAGAAACTCTTAAAGTTGCACAAAAATTCGCTAAGGCTCTTACAAAATTAGATGGTATGAAATATACTGTTAATTCTGATTATGAAGAAGATTCATTTGATTTAGATATTGAAGATCAAGACGATGTAGATCCTAGAACAACAGGAGAATATGCAGGTGGTTCATATAATATCAATGCTGATGGTTCAGTAGTTAATATGGCAGTTTGGAATAAGAAAAACGTATCACCAGTTTATGGTAATATGGATGATGATATTAATACTATTATAAAGACTATTAAAAATTTAAAAGAATCAGTAGTTACTGAAGCTAGATATAACAAAAAATCTTTATTGAAGAAATTAGGTGATGCAGACGATGCAACAATTCAAACCGGAAACGGAAAAGAATACATCATCTACAATCCTGATTCTAATAACGACGATAACGCTGCTATGTGGAATGACGATTCAGTATTTGCAGTAGACCAAGACGGTGAAGAACATGAAATAGCATATAAAGATATAGGATTAGTAATGGTAGAATCTGTAGCTAATGAAGCATTTTCTAGAATGTCTAATGATGCTATAGGAAATGAATTATACTCTGCTTCACAAGCACTAACAACTTATTATGATTGGCTTAAAGCTGGAAATGATGCAGGTAACGGTAAATCAATAGATCATATTATATCTTTATTGAAAAAATGTAAAAGTAGTATTAAAAGGTTTAATGATAAAGAAGAAACCATAGGTACTGAATACGAAGCTCCGGCACTTGAATCAGTAACTAACGAATCTAAAATTACTCTTAAAAGAAGATATACTGAAAATCACCCAGCTAAAACTGCAGGTAAATTTGCTAAAGTTAGAAATAAAGTATTAGAGGCAATCGCAGATGGTACAATAACTCAAGAAGAGTTTGACAACATTCTTTCTGAACTTTCTAACAACGCTAAAAGATGGTCTAAAAACAATTCAAAATATTTTACAATATCTGAAGAAGGTATATCACTAAGTAAATTCGGAAAGAGAGTTCTTAATAGTATTACAATAAACGAAGCAACTACTGAGAATCCAGAAATTTGGGTTCCTTCAGGATTTGATAAAGCAATTGCTAAACTTCCAAATTCTCAAATTACAAGAGATGTAGTATTAAAGGTAGCTAAAAAACATAAAGTAAATCCGGACGACGCTATAGCATATGTAGAATACGGATGGATGTTAGATTTAAATGAAAGCACAAACAAAAATATGAAAACACAATTTATTTACGAATCATTTAGCGAGTTTGCAAACTCTTTAAACGAATCAACTGAAACATTAAACGAAGCTAAATCAGCTAAAGTTACTAAGAAGGAATGGCCTTATGTTGAATTTAAAGTAGGAGGCAAATTACATAAAGTAGAATTTGATTATGAAGATATTATCGATGATCACGGTAACGAAGGACAAGATCAATACTGGTTAGGTAAGGATGATGATGGTAAAGAATGGTCTATTGATGTTTACGCTGATTATAATGGTAACGTTGAAGAGGTACACTATGACACTATCGTCGCTGAATCAGTAATTAACGAAGCATTTAAATCTTCTAAGTTAAGAAACTTATTAACTATGTCAGATGCAATGGGATGGGGTAAAAACAGTACAGAGTTACCTAAAGCGTTTTATCAATTAACTAAAATGAAATTAGATCAAATCGGAGACGAAGATTTATTAGATATAACACCTAAAGAAGCTTATAAGACATATTCTAAAAATAGAGATGCTGTTGTATTTTATGTAGTAGATAATGATAAAGCAAATCCATTCGGAGAAGGTTCTTTAAAGCCAGGATTATTAGGTTTAACAAGAGGAAAAGATTTCTTAGGAGTTCAATATGAAAAATCTGGAAGAAGGGATGTATCGAAAAAAACCTTAAAGGGTGGAGATGATAGAATGGCAGTTGGTGGTAACAAAGCATATAGAGGTTATGACGCAACTGGTATTTACAATATTAAAAGAGCTGCAGATTTAGCAGATAGAGCTATTGTATTTAGCTTAGTAAATAATTCAAAATCATCTAGAGAAGATATTAAATCAAGAATAGAAGCTAAAGAAGGTGCTATTGCATTTAAATCACATGCAGACTTTAAGAAAGCTAATTTAGCAAGATACAGCGAGATTTTAGCAAATAAAGCTTCTAAGCTTCCTTTAGATAAAATGGTTGAAGATGCAATTAATCTATTAACTGCACAGTTACAGGCTGCTATTAAATCTGGAGAAAAGACGCAATATGGAGAAATTAAAGTAGGTCAAAACTCTAGAGGTAGAGATGTTAAAGTAACAGATGTTTCAAACCATATGAATAGCATTTTACGTGATTATGAAAGATATGTAAGCGACATTGTAAATGCAGAAAAAGAAAAAGAATCAGGTTATTCTTCAAGCTATTACGAAGGATCATCTAAAAAGTATGCTAAAAGTGTAAAAGATAGCATTAATAAAATCAAGAAATTCGATTACGCTTGGTAATTTAAAAATTAAACTAATACAATGAAAAATTTACAAACATTTGAGAATTTTACAGAATCTATTAATGAATCAATGAGTTCTTATTATTTTAATAGTCCTTCTGAGTTTTATGAATATTCTGATATGGCCCCTGAAAAAGGAGAAACTAAATATTTAGTAATGGCTACAAATAAGGCAGACTTAAATGGACAGGAAGTTAGATTAGAGGGCGGTGCAAGATTTGGATCTTCAACTAATAAAAAGATATTAGGTATTTTTGAAGAAGATCAACTTGAAGATGCGAAAGAAGTTCTTAACGCATATTCTAAAAAACCCGAAGGAACATTTATTTCTACTACATTAGGTAAATTAGTTGGAATTTCTAAATTTAAATCTCAATACACTGAAATAGAAGGACACTTAGCAAAAATTAAAGTAAAATAAATATGAGTTTATTGGAATCAAATGAAAATATAACCTTAGATAGTATTGGAGGTATGGGTGAAGTTACATTGCCAACAGAAACTGAAGATGGTTCTGGTGATGTTCCGGCTGGAAGCGGAGACGCTAAAAAAAGATATAAAAAGAAAATGAAGAGTATTAAAACATTTGAGCAATTTGTAAATGAATCATATGATGGTCAAATGTCTGATTTCAAATATGAATATCCAATGAGATTCGAAGAGGAAACTGGAAATAGTCCAAAGGCTATTAAAAAGATGTCTAAGAAAGGAAAGGGATATGAAGTTAGAACTTCAAGTTATATGAGTAGGCAAGAACTTGAAAGAGTTGGATTATCTATGGGCTTAACCTTAAAAGATTACAAAAAATCAAATATTGTAATTGCAATATATGAATAAAATAATTTGAGTATCATCGAATTTAAAACCCCTTGTATTTAAATGCAAGGGGTTTTCTTTTTAAATAAAATTAATTGTTATCTGCAAGAGATGATTCTAGTCTAGCCATTCTAGCTCTTAATTTTCCAATCTCTATTTCATGCTTAGTATATTTTTCAGCTCTACCATTTGTATAAACTATTAAATATTGCAACTCTCCCATTTCATATAAACCTTTAAACTTTTTTAAACCTTGGTTTTTCATAACCCAAGTTCCATGCTTTAACGCCTTTTTGTCTTTAATTAAAAAATAACCAGATTGTGTTAAATTACTAGAATTATATTCAACTTTATAATAATTTTTAGATAGTATAGTATACTTTGGTTTTTTTGTGTCTTGAGAAAAACTTAAAAAAGGTAAAACCAAAAAACTTAAAAATAGTATTAATTTCTTCATAATTATAGTGTTTATTTATTATATATATTACCTTAATGTTAACATATTTGAAAAATGGTTAACATTAAGGTAACATTGGACAAAATAAATACCCTCATATTTTCCATAATTATTCAATAATGAAACATTTAATGTATTTTAAGTATAATTATTGATCAATTTTATTTAACATAAAAAATGCAAAACTTTATATTTAAACCTAAAAATTATAGCTCTTGGTCTAAGAGTGCTATAAATAAAATTTTAAAAACTATAGATTCATGTGAAAATGAAGTGCATTTAGAATCTGTTAAAAAAATGATCGATAATTTTATAATCATCTCAGCTATTAATGAAGATATTAATGAAAATGATACTGATAGATTATCTGGTCAATTATGGTTATCTTATAAATTAAAACAAAATCAAATTATTTCTAATACAATTTAAAAATGCATTCAACTAAAGGCACAATCGGATTTACAGCCGGTAACTTTGATTTATTACACCCAGGTTATATTTACACTTTTGAAAAAGCAAAAGAACACTGCGATTATTTTATGGTCTTTTTACAAAGAGATCCATCAGAAACCAGGTTTACAAAATACAAACCAGTCATTCCATTATACGAAAGATATAAGACCTTAATGGCTATTAAATATATTGATGAAGTAGTTACATATCAAACTGAAGAAGACTTAATTAAATTAATGGAATTCTATAAACCAGATGTGAGAATCTTAGGTGATGATTATATTGGCAAAAGATTTACTGGAGATCATTTACCGATTGAAGTTATTTATACTACTCGAAGTCATGAATGGTCAACTACTAAAATCAAAGACTTGATTACAAAACAAACAATTTTACAAAATCCAGAGATAGTAAACAAATAATGAAGAAGGGAGTAATAGCAGGTAATTTTGATGTCATACATCCAGGATATATTAAAATGTTCAAGGAAGCGGCATCAAATTGCGACTGCTTAATAGTTTTATTACATACGGATCCATCGATCGAAAGACCAGATAAATTAAAACCAGTATTATCGGTAGAAGAACGAAAAGAGATGTTGCTCGAATTAAAATCTGTATGTGGTGTTCATATTTATACTTATGAAGCTCAACTATTAGATTTATTACAAATGGGAGAATTTGATGTGAGGTTTCTAGGAGATGATTATATTGGAAAGCCATTTACGGGAGATAATTTGGACATAGAAATACAATATTTAAACAGAGGCCATGGATGGTCAACAACAAAATTTAAAAACTTAATCGCGAAAACATTATGAGAATTATAGTAACAGGTGGATATGGATTTATAGGATCTTCGTTTGTAAATTTATTAGGTAGAAAGTTACCTTCAGCAGAAATTGTAGTTTTAGACAGTATGACATATGCAGCTGATCCAATGAATGTAAAGGTAAATCATAAACAAATGGTAAAAGATATTTGTGACGTTACTGCAGAAGATTTAGGAGATTATGATTATATAGTTCATTTTGCAGCAGAATCACACGTAGATAATTCTATTAAAGATGGAAAGCCTTTTATTAAAACTAATGTTGAAGGAACTTTTAATCTATTAGAATGTGCCAGGCAAAATCCTAACCTTAAGAAATTTATTCATATTTCAACAGATGAGGTTTATGGTGACATGAATGATATTGGTATTTTAGCAGAATCTAATGAAACTTACCCCTTAGTTGGTTCATCTTATTATTCAGCTTCTAAGGCTTCTTCAGATTTATTAGTACTTTCAGCGAATAGAACTTTTGGATTACCTTATATTATTACTAGAACTTGTAATAACTATGGAGATCATCAGAATAAAGAAAAGTTTATTCCAAAGATTATGAAATCTATCGCTAATGATTTGACTATTCCAGTATATGGTGATGGTAAACAAGTAAGAGAGTGGATTGACGTAGAGGATAACGTTCAAATTATATATGAACTAATGATTTCAGATCAAATTAACGATGTATTTAATATCGGATCTGGTGAAAGATATCAAAATATAGAAATTATAAATATGATTTCAGAGATGTTAGGTAAAACACCAGACTTTAAATATGTTGAGGATAGACTGGGACATGATAGAAGATACGCATTAAATTCAACTAAAGTAAAATCAATCTTTCCTGAATGGATAAATCTATCTTTCAAAGAATTTCTAAAAGAACAAGTTTCCGTATTTATTAAATAGAATACGGAAACAATTTATGTTATCTCTATATAAATATAAAATATACACATATGGACATTGATAACATTCTAAAACACGCAGATCAAATTATTAATAATAGATCAGAAGAAAAAGAAAGGCAATATGGTCCCTTTGAAGAAGGGATGCGAAGAGCAGCACTAATATGCTCTGGAATGACCGGAAAGCAACTAACGGGAGCTGATATGTACGCTGCTCTTGTAGCACTTAAGTTAAGTAGACATTCATATAATTATAAACAAGATAATCTATTAGATGCAGCGGCATATATTGGAGGACTTGATAATTATATTAAGAAATACGGGTATAAAGATTCTGAATCTCCTATGGATGTTAACGATGCAAATGCTGGATATGATGAATAATAATTTCACATATTTTACAGATTTAGAAAAGAATAAAGATATTAAAATCGCAATAGCTATTTTAGTAGGTAAGTTCTCAGATAGGCTAAGTTCACATAAAAGTGCTTGGCCTTTTATGCTTGCTAACCAATTAACAAATTCTGGCTATAATAACGTTAATGTTATTACAACAACATCTGAAGATTGGAATAATTATGATTGTATTATCTTAGATCATGGTATGGAATTTAAAGGTACTTTTAATATATTTGGAGGTGCTAATGACGATCTTTATCAACAATTAAATAGATTATATTCTGGAGTAAAAATGTATAGCATGCATCATGATATGCCAGATATTGGTGAATTGATTACTAAGAGGTTAAAAACAGGTTCGGATTTATTTAAAACACTAGAATCTAGAATTGACGAGGCTAGAGAAATTTGTAGTAATATTAAAAGAATTGATCATATTACTAAAACTAATAAATTATGTTTTGGTGATAGTCATTCTTTTAGTATGTATACTCCTGGCTCTATGGCGAATAGAAATGATGGTTTAACATTATTCGGTGCTACAAAGAGGGGATTTGATGAATATGTATATCCATGGATTAAAGAACTTACGGTTTACTTAGGTAATATAGATATACGACACCATATAATGCGACAGAGCGATCCTGATTCTACTATTAATACATTAATTGATAATTATGAATCTGAACTATTAAAGTTACAGAATCGTGGTGTAAATAAGATTGAAGTTATTCAAGCATTGCCTATAGAAAATGAATCACGTAAGCTACCAAAAACAGGATATTATAAAGGAACTCCATTTATAGGGTCTTGGGCTGAAAGAACTGAATTAGTTAATAAATTTAATATGCTAATTGAGGAAATGTGTTCAAGAAACAATTGGGATGTTTATAAACACCCAAGCGTTTATACTAATGGCTTAGGTGAATTATCGTTTGATGTTATGGAAAAACCAAAATCAGTTCATTTAGCCCGTGAATTCTATAGATGGGATCTTGAAAAAAATGAACCTAATAGTAATCTTACTATAGATAATAAACAAACAAACGCACTTTTTTAAAATGGAAATACAAACTACAAAATACTATGATGAGTTTTTATATTATTTTAAATTAGCATCGGATCAGCAAGCTAAATCTAATTTAGGTATTATTCCACATGCTGAAAGTAATATGAATGACCCTTTGTTAGAACAAATAGAGTTATACGATGTAGTTGAGCGTAAATTTGCAGGATTTAGCCAAATAGTTAATGATGCATTTTATGGATGGAATGAAGATCATCCATATTGGGAACATATGAAATCCGGTAAAATAACATGGCAAAGAGATCAAGTTGCTAAAAATTGGACTGGTAGGCGTGAGGTTTACGGTTTGGCAGAATGGTTGTATATCTTTGTATTACATAGAGTTACAGGTTCTGCTATTAATTATGCAACCAAACCATCTGGATATCACAATACATTAATGTTTGATTTATGGCAAGCAGATACTATTGAACAAATGTGTGAACATGTCAAATCTAGAAATACACCATTTTATACTTCAGTTGGATATCAGTTTCCTGCATTTCCTAAACCACCAGTAGCCGATCAAGAATCTGATTTGTTTATTGGAATGGATGGATTTACTGCACCTAAATTTCAATATAAAAGAGGTGGAGATTATTTTTTATGTGAATTTGCACCAAGATTAGCAAGAGATATGGCAGCTTGGTTAGAATCCGGACAAAAAAGAGATTTTAGAGAATTAGGGCAATGGATGTTTGATTGGAATAAATCAAATGGATTAAGAGCTTATAAATTTCAATATGCTGCTGTTATTGCAGATATTGCAGACTGGTTTCCAGAATACGTTAATATTGAATCAATGTTTTATTATGGTACAAATGCAGTAGAATGTATTGGATATTTGGCAGATCCAATTTCTGGAAAGGGTAAAAAATCTGAACCATTTTTAGATGCAGTTATGACTAAGATTTATGAAGATACTGGATCTTTACCTTATAATGCAGAAGATGTTGCATGTGATTTTATTAGATGGATTGAAAATTATTTAAAACCAGGTCCTGATTATGCACATATTAATATGGATACTCTATGGAACTCGTCTTCTATAAAAGATCATCCGTATGGCCGCCAAAAAGCAATGCTAGATCTTGGTTTAATAGAAACATTTAATGGCATTACAAACCATCCTAGTGATGATAAGATAATAGCAGACTCTGGATTAACAGTACATGAATATAAAAATAAAGTAAAAGAATTATATGGCACACGATAGTCACACAAGTAGTACAATGAATCAAGATTTAAATCTAATGATGCCTAATAGACAGGCGTGGTTGGATTTAGCAGGAGATTGGAAAGATCCATTAGAAGATCCTGTTATTATGAACCATGATGGTTTTAATGTCGTTAGAGATGACATGATGGGATTTGGTTCTAAGTGTAGATTTGGAGATATTTTAGTTCAAAAAGCACAATCAGATACATTAGTATATGTACAGCCTAGATTTGGATTTGCAGGTATTTCATTGGCTTATTTAGCGGCAAAGTATAATAAAAAATTAGTTTTATTTATGCCATCTGGTAAAGTTATATCAGACCATCAAGCTATTTGTATTGAAAGAGGTGCTATCCCTAAGTTTAGAAGAATTGCAGCAATGCCTAATTTAAATAAAATAGCAAAAGACTGGGCTGAAGAAAACAATGCAACATTTATTCCATTGGGTTTAAAGCATGAATTAGTTACTGCAGCCGCAGTCAAAGTTGCTTATGATATTGCAGAG